CGGGAATGTTATGACGAAGATTATTCCGAATGCCAGTCGTAATGTATTGCAGGGGCATATTGAAGATAATGTCTCCAAAGGTTCTGAAATGCAAACCGATGAATGGCTTGGTTATCGCGGACTTGATAAGATTGGATATACTCATGAAACGATTCAACACGGGTGCGGAGAATATGCCCGTGATGGCGTTCATGTTAACGGCATTGAAGGATTCTGGTCGCAAATCAAGCGTTCCATACGCGGTACTCATATCCACGTCTCAGGTAAGCATATGGCCAAATACCTTGGTGAGTTTGAGTACAGATACAATATGCGTAAAACTCCCGAACTCATGTTTTCCCGTCTTTTGGCTTCTTTTTAAAAGCCATATTTTTGAATAGGTTATCAAAGAGCTTCTTATCACCTTCTGATGGATGCTCTTTTGCAAAGCGTTCCAGTTTCTTTTCCTTCCGGGCTTCTTCCAGACTTAAATATTTACCGCGTGACATCTTTTAACCTTTCTTCTAACGATTTCGCTAATTCTCTAATCTCTGACTTATATTTATTGAGCGTCGGTTTGGTTTTTATTTTTGTTGTTATGTGATAGACGGTCAATGGTTCAACTAAGCCGCTAGATGTAGTCTGAAAATAATCCAAGAACTTTTTTAAATCGGGCTTTATATCAAGCGGCAACGTCACTCTTGTTGATAATTGTTCTAAAGAGTGCCAAGCGGTATATGCCCTTGGTGGCGAACCGCGACCTGATAGAGCTTTGGGTAGTGATTTTATACCTTCCCGCTTCCAATCATCAATTAAATCGGAATATAAATACCCTATATGTACGGCATAACTATCCTTATTTATAAAAATATCTTTTCGGGGTAATGATTCTACTCCAACTGTCACAAGGGTGCTTTGGGGGTTCTTCTTTTGTGAGAATTTTGAGATTGGGTCATAAATTTCCCATAAAATAGTTAATATAAGCGCAACCGTACCCCCGATAACTAACGAAATAATTTGTAAATTTTCAGGTGTAGTTGTGGCTTCTATCATTTCGGCAACCCGTTTATCGGGGTGTATTCCTTTTTCGGCCAGCCAAAGGATAATGCCGTGCCCGATAGTCCAAAATATAACGAGTCGAATAATCGGCCATATACATTTTTTAAAAATTTCTTTAAGATACCCCATTCTGGATACATTACAGAATCCTTCCTAAAAGTCAATACATACGTCAAGGGGATAATCGCGTTATAAATATTAATATCTTCAAATCTAAAATCATCAATATTTTTAATATCAGGATTTAATGCAACACATGGCGGGGAAAATGATTCTCTGCTTAATTGTTCTTTGGCTTGATCAAAGTGATTATTATAAATATGAACATCTCCAAATGTATGGGTAAATACTCCAGCCCTAAGATCAGTTACATCTGCGACCATTGCCAACAACAGCGCATAAGATGCTATATTAAATGGTACACCTAAAAACATATCTGCAGACCTTTGATACATTTGAAGATGCAATGTAGTTCCATGGACATTAAATTGAAAGAAGCAATGGCAAGGAGGTAATGCGGCTTTTTCTATATCTGGCGGATTCCAAGCCGTTACGATTTGCCTGCGACAGTTTGGATTGGTTTTGATACGTTCTATGACATTATTAAGCTGATCTATTCCTTCATGCTTTTTTTCATATGGACCAATTTCATGAAATATATGTTCTGTATAACCGCCCCAATCACGCCACTGTTGCCCGTACACCGGTCCAAGATCTCCGTTTTCATCAGCCCACTCATCCCAAATTTTTACACCATTATCTTGTAAATATTTGATGTTGGTATCACCTGATATAATCCAAAGCAGCTCATGTATAATACCTTTGGTGAACATTTTCTTGGTAGTCAGAAGCGGAAACCCTTCCCGTAAATCAAATTTAAGCTGTTCACCGAATAATGATCGTGTACCGGTTCCTGTTCTGTCGCCTTTATCAAAACCCTGATCTAAGATTTTCTTTAATAATCCATGGTAGGCATCATCAAAATTATTTACCATTATATCAATCCCTTCTTCGCCGCGATCCATTCGGTTATATGCACGACTTTAATTTTTTCAAAAACAGTGCTTATCTGTGATTTAGGTATCCAATGCTTGTCGTCACCTATCTGAAATCTATATGCATCATCTGATTCAGCTAATATTTCATCAAAATCTATTTTTACTAATTCATCACCCATCATCTCTTCCCTCATCTGCTATTAACCGCTGCCATTCCGTTTCAAAATCACATGGAACGCCATATCTCAGCACATGGACCGCCTGGTATATTCTCTCACGTGGATACAAGATCGCTATCGAACACGCTGCCATGATAATGCTAGTGGTAAATATCACGATGGGTATTATGTGGATGCTATCTGACATTAATTAAGGTCCATATTGAAAGTTCTATCACACCGTATTACAGGCGGTTCCTCGCCCTGCTCTGGTATTGCGTTTATTAATTCAGGGTTATCCATATCGGTGCCGTTGTGCTCTGCATCCCATGGTGAGGGAGTTCTTTCTCGACATGCAATTTTAAGAGCTTCGGATTCAGCTTCCTTTTCATCTGTTATACCTTCTACAAATATTGTAGTTTCTTCTTCGATATAATAATTATGAGTTAGATTGATCTTGAATTCATATTTCATGCCGCTTCTTTCCTTTTTAAATACTCATCTATATTGCATATATGAGGTTCAAATGTGACAACCCATACGAAGGGATTGGCATCCCAGCTATCTTGTCCATTTATAGATTCCCATAGCTCTTGAAAGGCACCAACGGGATCAGCACTATTTGGTTGCTCAAGATCAATTAATCCAGGTGGATGATCTCCAGCGATATAAACATCATTCCAATTTTTTATTTGAACTTTTGTTATGCCCTCTGCTATCGCATCCTCTTTTGATATATCCTGCAGTCTTTCAATCCGAATATCTTTGATTTCTAGGATTATACGCGAGGCCCGGCGGGGCATGTGGATTGATGGCTTGCCGCTTGACCAACAAGAAAAATCATTCATTTGATTTACATCAACGGGATCGTCGGCCATATAGCGAATTTTTGGCATCATTTTTGGTTGGCAACCTGTATATTTATAAAAATTTTCGCGCACCCAAAGCAACCCGCCATCTCTGCCGTATGGAGAATTGATGCACATCATCTCATGTAATCCACGCTCCGAATGAGTACCCATCTTGTTTCCCCACCACCATATATCTTTGTGTTTTGATAGCGCCGGTTGTGGTTTGATAATCCGCCGTGTCTGCGTCTTCTTACCATCAAGAATAGCCCGCACCATAGGTCCGCTAAATAAAATTGGTTTTGTGTTAGTCATTCTGAAACACCATAGCCTTATAAATTTTCCTAACCGTTTCTACATCGTCCTGACAATACAACCCAATTCTATCAAACTCACCCGCCTGCCAAGCCGGATAAACATCTGCACCAGACATGCCTTTTTTGCCCTCATGACCAAGTGCCTTAGCAAGCTTGTCTTGGCTTATCATGTCTCTGGCATTCCATTGCGTCATGGTATCAAACACTATCGCCCTATCCCAAGGCTTGGCGGTGAATGCTGCTAACATACTGGAAGGCGGCTTGACACCTAAAATAACCGAACGCTGCCGTATGACCCGTAAATCAAAGCCAGTTATGTTGTGCCCCACAAACATTGGATGACTTAATTCACTTATATTATCGTAAAAGGAAATCAAATTATCACGCTCTTCTTTAAAATCTTTGATCTGATGCGCGACAGATTCCTCATCATTCAAAGCCCAGCCTATTGTGACGATATGATTGGTCGCGCCCTCAAAACCACATTTATCAAGTTTTTCTTGTATAGCACCCTGTTTTTTTGTTTTGTGCCATTCCTCAATGCTTTCTGTTTTTTTTAAAGCTTTAGGTGGCTCAATGGTGGACTCAATATCGGCTTTTACCCATGGTTCCTGTGATGGTATCGTTTCGATATCTAGATATATAATATTTTGTTTCATTTTATTTTTCCTTTAATTATTGGGGTGATCGTTGTTGCGTTCTAAAGTTTGTTTACTGTATTGCTTGCGCCCTTTCTTGTATTGTTTCATTCATAATGACGATCTTGTTTAATGGAATATGTTTTTGTATATCTGTTATTTTCCAAGGCTGTTGTTTATTTACCCTATATAAACAAACATCAAGCCTAGATTTATTCCAACATGAAGCAATATACTCTATAACCCACTCTTCATTATTATGAATAACAATTGTACCGTGGTATTTTTTTGACAAAGACCTATGGTATTTATTTTCATCAGCAGTGGCGATTTCAGAAGCTTTTCTAACTAAATCAGCAGCATCTATTTCGTCTTGTGGAAATGGTTTTAAATTAATATTGTTTTTCTTTAGACGTTTTTTTAAACAACCGACACATGTTTCTTTTTCTGTTTCAGATAATTTCTCGGCTTGTTTTTTTAGCTTGTTTACTAAATCTGATTTATACTTCCGGTTTGCAAGACTATTGCACCCATCAGATACCGTTCTGGTAAGAGTTTTTTTACATTCTTCACAATTAATTATGTAATGCTCGCTAAAATTTTTCCATCCATAATTTATTGTTTTTGTTACTGTTACTCCTGTCATTTCAAGTCCCTTTCAGTTCTACATTTTCAGATATCACTCTAACCAAAACCTCATCATCTGATCTAAGTAATACCACATCGTCTTTGGTCAAATTATTACGGTGTATATATTCCTTTGCCTCGCCTACGTTATGCAAGCCACCGGCAAACAATATTGTTTCTTCTTTAAAGCCCATCAGGCACCACAGATTGTATTGTGAGTAACCAATATTCCACAGCGTCCTTTCTCGGCATAGTTATGCCACTTTCCCATCTCCATAATGTTGTTCTGGAGCAGCCAATTAAATGCGCAAAAACAATTTTTGTATGTCCGGTGTGCAGTCTTGTGTTTTTTACAAATTCTGAAAATTCTTGTTTGTTCATGCGAACCTCCAATAATATCCGCCAGCTAATTTTTGCTTGCCACAACAAACACTATGCACCCCATTTTTAATTCCAACAGCCCTACTCGCAGCATTAGTACTTTCAAACCAGCCAATTTCTTTACCAGAATTATCTATCTGAATTACTGGTCTAGCTTTTTTCATTGCTGCCTTCTTTAGTGCAGCCCTTACATGTTCTGGCCTTTTCCTACCGTATAAAGGATTGTTTTTGCCCTTTTTTCCCTTCATTGGATTTAGATCAGTTTTCCACATATCACTTTTTCTTTTTCTCTCTTCAATAGGCATTTTATATCCATACATAGGGTTTTTTTTACCAAGTTTGGCTTTGCGCATATTTTCTGTATTTGATTTTTTCTTGCCTGTTAATGCCTTTCTAAGATTTTCACGATGTAATTTTGTTGCGATATAACCATAATTTCCCCTTTCACCACCATTAGTCATATTCATGCCCACACCATCTGGATATTTACAAATATTGGTTTTGTGTTTATTTATTAAATAAATTTCTTTTTTATATGCTTTTCCAACACAAGAGAAAATAAACAAAGGTGCTATTGTAAAATTATCTTCGCCATATTTTTTTATACAACTCCTTACATAACAATTTTCAGGATTTCTATTTTTATGCTGTCGCCACCTCACTTTTAAATCGCGATGTGTAACACCAAAATAAATTTTATTGGTTGTCACATTTGTTATTTGATAGACTGTGTATGTTTTTTTCATTTTAATATTTCGCTCGCAACTTGCGCTTGTTGGTTTGATAGTTGCATTTTACCCTCTGTCCGCAAGGTATGCTTTTTTTCTCGCTCTGGTCAAAGCTGTATATAGCCAGCGTCTTTTTTCTTCCGATGTGCCCCATGATTCATTATAAATAAATACGGATTCAAACTCGGACCCTTGCAATTTATGGCATGTAGCGGCATAGGAATAATCAAAGTGGTTATAACGATTACGTGTCTGGCTTGGTATATCCTGACCAAGGAAAGAGTACGGTGCTGTTTTTAGATTACCATATGTGCGACCATCACAATCAAAAGACAAATAGAAATTATCATTAGCATATCCACAATCATGTACTGTACCTATCATGCCATTGAACAGTCCCAGCTTTTTGTCATTTTTTAAACAGATGATTTTTTCACCACCCCTGGGCACAGCATCACATGAATTGTTAAACCCGTAATGCTCAAGAAAAGTATTGTTCCATTGTCTCCTGGTTTTGTTTCTGCCGACAATGCACTGATCAACAGAAAATATAACGTCATCACCCATTTTTGATAAAGGTTGATAAATAAAATCGCCTTCAGTGGAAAAATTCAAAGTTTCATTTTGTCGTATCTGTGTAGCTGCCCGTAATATAGGGCTATCCAAAGCCTGTCTATGAACATCAGTTAAAAAGAAATCAGGATCAACTTTTTGTTCGCCTTTAACCGGTGGCAGCTGGAATGGATCACCTAAATACAATATCTTTTTTGCAACGGACTCCAGATCATTAATCATGTATTGAGGTAGCATGCTGTATTCGTCCAGAATAACCAAGCTTGCGGAAGCCATTTTGCTGTTATAATCCAGCATAAATCTTGGCTCACCCTTATCATCATCTACATATATATACAGATGACTATGAACCGTGCCGGCATTGGCGCATCCCTTTTGTTTTAAGACATTGGCGGCCTTGCCGGTATACGCACAAAATATTACATCGTCTGCGCCGAGTTGATTTGCCAAGTGTTTGGCTAGGGTGGTCTTGCCAGTACCTGCGAATCCGGCAAGCACAAAGGTTTTATTGTTTGGTTGTTTGTGCCATTTCAATATCTCGCTTGCGGCTTGTGCTTGTTGGGGTGATAACTTCATCCCGCCACCTCAATATCATGCTCTGGTGCGAGGGTTAAGTAATCTCTGGCATAAGATTTATATGCACCTCTTTCTGTTAACATTATGGCCAACGGTAATGCTATGTCACCTCCGAAACCATCTCTTCGCGTTGACCATGCCTCGAACGTAAGAACCTTGCCCTTGCTACCCGTATGGTTGCTAACAAACCCCGTCCCTGGCTTAACCGTATCCCAATCAAATCCGGCAGGAGTTATCTTGATTATGTCGAAGGGGTGTATTTCCTTTCCAGCGTTATATAAATCACCTCTATCTAACCTGCCATCTTTTTGATATTTGATACCCTGTCCCCATTCGAAATCGTCAAAGTATATCTTTCCGTCTTTTTTCCATGTAGTTGCTTGAGAGTTAACCGCCTCCCCACCACACCTGAAATGCAGCTTATAGTCTTTTTTCAATGTACTTAAATCAATCATCACAATAACCTCATAATCTTTGTTTTTTGGCAGGACTGACAAGATTTTCACTTGCCGTGCGTGTGTATATACCAGATTCTCCTTACCGCGTGTAAGGCCGCAGTCCTTTAAATTTTCATGCAATACCGCTAGATGCAAGTAAAGTAAGTATTGCCCCCGCTAATGGCAACATTATGGCAAATGGGATTTCATCACTCTCAAGATCTTCCACAGCCTTGGTTTTTGTAGCCTTTTCCTTTTTTGCAGGCATCTCGGCATCGTCCTCCTTCTCAACAACGTAATCTTTGATAACGCTTTTGGCTGGCCAATCACCCTTGGCTTCTTGTGTGCCTATTTTTACGGTGCCGGTTTTACCAATAAAATCTTCGCCGGATAGCTCACCGTTTTCGTATCTATCAATCAATCCACAAGCCTCCGCTGCGTGGCGCAACTTAAAACCCATAGATTCCAGTAAATAATCGTCAATCAACAAAAATGTTCCGTCTTCACGAAACACCCGCACCAACAGTTTGATCATTTCATTTCCGCTGTTTTTACTAAAAGTGTCTTCGCCTTGTGAAACCTCAAAAGAATGCTCACCTTCCGGCAACATTTTTTCTTCGTGTAGTTCCTTTTCTGTCTTTGGTTGAAATCTCATAGTCTATTCTCCTTCTTCTTCTGTGGTTAAATATGTTTTAGTAATATGTTTAATAGCTTTGTCGATACGTTCCGTGGACATTTCCTCCCAGCCCGAAACATTGGCGGCTTTTAGCCACTTGGCTTCCTGACCATCAGGTAATTTGACCGTTAAAAAAAGCTTTTCAATTTTTGCAAGCTGCTTATCGGTTGCCAAAACAATAGCCGTTGATTCCTTCTCTATGATTTTTACACCATAGAGTTCTGAAAAATCCTTATATTTCCAAGGAAAAGTATCGGCATCAACGAACTGTTCAAGGCGGGATTTCTTGATCCTGGCTATTCTCTTCGGTCCTATTTTTATAATATTAAGAACCAGATCAAGCTCGTAATCTAATCTATCCCAGCAATCAAATGTCGTGCCGGTTTGCTCACCCTTTGCCCATTCTGGTTTCTCATGAGCAATTAGAATTACATTCATATCAATACGAGATAACCAGTTTATAAGTTGTCTCATATGTGCAATGGCTGGTTTTTTGTCAATACCGAATTCATTTTTTTTGTTAGCATCGGCCAGTCTTTGTGCCTCTGCAGAAATAGTTGAATTGTACAGCTTAGAAATTGAATCAATGACAAGGGTTCTGTATGAATGTTTTTCGGTAGTCAGGGCCTTGGCTTGTCCAATAACTGTATCAAAGTCCAAGGCACCTTGCTCCGGACCAAGATAGACACCGCCTGACTTTTTCAGTTTATCGGTGTAATGGTTTAAGTTGGCACCACCTTCGGTATCAATATAATAACATGAAGGGAAATCTAATGCGTTGTAAGTCTTGCCGACACCGGCCTTGCCATATATTAGAATTTTAGGTTTTTGAGGTTCGGTGCTTTTTGGATCTACTGCTTTTAGTTTGGACATATGATCTTCTCCTACATGTTTTTATTACTTGCTGTCACTGTTTTTTAAGATTTGTATTTGCAATTTCTTTAATCAACAAACTACCAAATGTGTTCTTTGATGCTGTATGGGTCATAACTGCCCTCAAAAGACAACTTGTTATAACATCACCAGGAAGCAGCAAGGGGCTCATTGGTAAAGTTGAAAAAGCGTTTTTGGGGTCAGGAATAAAAACGAGTTCGTATCCAATATCGTGTAAAATCTTTTGCTTGGTTTTATCCCAATCTTTTTGATGTTTTGTATCAACAAAAACGGGTTCGATAATTTTATTGCTTGTTGTCATTTTTGATCCTACATTTCAATTTGTGTGGCGAATGTTGCACGGTGCAACGTAGATGTCAAGGAATTTAAAAATCTATTTGTTGATAACTATTTTCTGTTTTTTTGATGATCTTAAATCCGCGCTTTCTTGCCTTGCCCGTGCCTACCCTGCATGCCTCCCAGCCAAGCATAGACATGGTTTGGTGTATCCGGCTATAAACCATCGGGTTACGTTTGTCAGTGTTAATTCCAAGAGAATCTAATAATTCATCTGTGCTTATATCGAATTTGGTAGACACAATTTCTTCTATTCTGTCTGTCCATATATCAGCCATAACACGTTTGTCCTGTTCTTTGCATGCCATCTGGTATTCAGTATCACTAAGCCATAGCTTTTCGCCATGCTTGACTAAATAAACCGCCTCTGCATGTAGCTGTGGCATTACAGCCTTCAATTCATCTATGGGCAGCTTATTCCTACACGACACAGGCCAGTAACGGCGGTTGCCGGTAACATCACGTAGATACGGCCCTTCCGGATTAACCGTTCCTATAAATACACATTGGCGCGGTGCCGTTACAGTGTTGCGCCCGTAAGGCGGCCTGAACTCATCTTCTTGGCGTGAAACAAATGCTTTTAAATCATTAACTTCGGACTTACGCATAGTCGATATCTCAGGAAATTCTACAACCAGCTTTCCTTGCATTTTCATTAAGGCATCTTTGTTCTCTATATCCTTGAAATCATCAAGAAAATATTCAACACCCTCAACTGTAGCCATGATACGTGCCAAATAAGATTTGCCGGCATACTGGTTGCCCTCAAAAATAATCATGGTATCAAATTTAATACCTGGTCTGATGGCCCGTGCTGCCAAGCCGCACATAAACTTTGCACCCACCATGCTTAAATAATTTTTAGGTTGCTTATTACACGCAACGTATTTTTCCAGCCATGTTTCCAGCCTGCTTACACCATCCCATTCAAGATTATCAAAATAATCCGATGCCGGGTTAAATGTGTTTTTGTCCAGCTGGGCCGTGGCAATAATAGCATCGGAAGATTTGTCTTTTGATATTTTTAAACCCCAGGTTCCCTCTACATAAGCTTCCAGCCTTATATAAACAGAATCATCTATAGGCCGCACTTTAAAATATTGAGGTTTCTCCCATGGTGGACATTTGAAAATTATAAGACGCTTGGCAAACGAATCGTATTTAAATACGCCATCAAGATCTGGATCGCTCTCCATTACGAGCAAAATATTAATAGTCGAGCGTGGCTCTATAATCCCGCTCTTTTTGTTTCTAATAAATTGATCTTGCCAGTCTTCAGGGTCGGGCACGTCATGGGATTGCAAATCGATATCTCCAGAAGAGTCACGGCCCATGACGGCCCTATCAGATTCCGGATATCCGGCAGCCTGAATTATATTCTTTATATCATCTAAACTATGTGTTTCTCTATAGTCATTAAAATCAGATGGTGCTTTATGCCCGTTTTTTAATGATGTATCAAATTCAGGCCAAGCTATTTTACATCCTATCTCCATGGCCGCACGCGTGCCTTTTATAAGACCCGTATTATGTGGCTTACCATTAATAATGGTATCCCAGTCATTATCGGCGCATATGATGATATCCCGATCAGGATATCGTTCTTTGATATAAGGAGCCGTATATAACAGATTGCCGGCATCAAATAAAATTATAATCGTATATCCCGTGGCCTCATGTACAGTCGCGCCAGTTGCGAAGCCTTCTGTAACAGCAATGGTATCCGTGCCTGGTATTACAAACCATGTGCCTTGTTTTTTTGCACCTTTAAGAAATAATTTGGTCCCATTTGGTTTGATGGTCTGGTAATTACATACTCCAGATGTATCAGACATAGGAATAATAAGATCTTTGCCCGATAATAATGTACCGTAGCTTTTGACATTTTTTGTTTCTAAATAAGGATGCTCAGCGCAGCTATCAAGAAATAAAATAAAGTCCTGGGCTTCCGTGGCCGCCCTGTTATGCGCTTCTTTTTGTTCTACTTCACGCTTTAATTTCTCTGCTTTGCTATGTCTTGCGAAAGCCGCCTTTTCTTCTTCCGTATATTTTTTATTAGTAGTTGAATACCATGAAATAAACTCATCGGTTCTGTAATCTCCGAAGAATCCATATCCAAAATCATTGGCTATTTTTAGTCTGTAATGACCGGTCTTTTTATTTTTTTTGTTGTTGGAAAGTTGATAATTATGTCTTTTATCATCTGCTATTATATCAGATTCTTTAGCTGGCCCTAATCCTGAGGCCCTCATTTCTTCTATAAATTTAGTGACAATATCTTCCATAAATCTCTTCTCAAGGTGGATAAAAAATCAATTTGCAAAGACGACATTAATAATAAAAAAAGTTAATTTCAAGTGGTTATTTTATCTTATAAACAAGAATAATTGGAAGTACAAAAGGGGTGCAAAGATGTTTAGAGCTAGATAAAATGGTGTCCAAAGCGAGTAAAATCTCAGAAAGTTACGGAAATAGAAATCAGAAATTAACTATTATTAATTTATTATGGTATTGTAATATAGTTGCGAGTTTCCGTAACTTTATGAATATGGTGTCCACTGCTGTCCCACTGTGTTTCCTCTATTATCTATATATTATAATAACTTATATATATAGTATAGTATAATATAGTATAAGGACACTGGGACAGCATGGTATAAAGTATATAAGGAATAAGATAGGGGAGAGTAAGGGGAGGGTACGATATATACACTATGTCAGCGAGTCTTGGGCAATGTGCTGTCCCACTTTTTTGATTATGCATGAATCAATTCTTGACCTATAAAAAAATATAGTTACTATCTGATTTATGCATGTGAGATTACACTATGAACGTAATCTAAAAAACAAAAGAAGGTAGGTGCGTCAGTACCTGGAAAGTACGATGGCCCTACACCAGAGTGGCCTTCTTTTGTTTTTGTATTTTTGTAGGAGGTAGGAATGACTAAACCATATAGAATTAAAGAAGGCACCGATCCCGAACGGGACATGATCGATGCTGAAATCATTTTGTTTTTGATTGAACATGTTGATCCGGCAGATATAGATAAGCTGGATGAGATAGATGCTAGGGTGTCCTGTTTAGTAGCTGATGTAGAGTACGAACGCCACAACAGGGGAGAAATGACTAATATTCTTATTGCTTTTTTTAAAGTGGACGACCCCACAAATAATTTTTCCTGTCTTGGTACTATTCTAACTTACACCCGTTCCCGCGATGCTTTGAAGACGATTAGGCCGGAGGGGTGGCAAGCGCAAATAACGAGTGAATATAGAGATGAGAGCGGGTCTTATACCACCTATAATATATGGGAAGCTGGAAAAGAGCACCAAATTGATACGCCGACACTCTCAAACGAGTACTTGTCAGAGCTCCACGCCATTATTCAGGCCATAGAATATGAGAGGATTACATGATGGATGATGCAATGAAGTTTTTTATGACGAATATAGATAGTTGGGGTGTAGAGGAGCATTTTGATAGGTTGGTTAGTGCCGTTGAGGAGCACGATAAATGTGTGGTTGAAGGCAAGGAAGAATCTGAAAGAGAACTTTATCAGAATATATTTACCTCGCAAGCCCTGACCATTGCTAGGGACTATTCCGATGTAATAAAGGCCGCTATAGCTGATACAGAGCGTGTGAAAGTGTTGGAGGATGCGTTGCGGGAGATAAAAGGGCTTGACATAGATATATTAAATCCCTCGTCTTTCGGCGCAAACGATATAGCGCGACAAGTATTAACCCCCAAAACAGAAGAGGATTAGATGACTAAAATTAACAAAAAAGACGCAGCGATGGTTTTCAGACAGGGTGCGGAAGAGATCGACACCTTACGCAGAAGAATAGATATTCTACAGGCTAAAGCTGATGTCATTGATGTTTTTAAAATGGCACTTTCTGGTAAACGAGATGAGGCGCGCGGCTATGGAGAGGATATCGCATGGAAGCTAATAAAAGCCGCAGACGCTATGGAATTATCAGAAAAGGAACCACCCCATGAATGAATTATTGAAATTAAATATCTGGTTGATTGACTCTAACTCAAAATTTTATTTATTATAAATACATGCCCGACGAACTAAAAATCCTCAACAGAGCACGCCGGCCAACATTCGATGGAACCGAAACGATCTCATGGGCTAACGTTAATAAAACCTTTCGTGCATTTGCTCGGGCTGTGGGAGCCGGTGATGCTGATAATGTTGAAGATCTTACATCATCACAAAAAAGACGGATAGCCGGCCATACGTTGCTTGGTGATCCTGGTGCCGATATATTCAGTGATTTAGTATTCTTTCCGGTTGTCAATCCTGGTACGGGTAAGCTTAACGCTGGTGCGTTGCGAGCTGTATTGTCTGGCCGAGGTGCGGCAGCCGATATACCCGCCACAGCACGCGACAGTGCCCGCGCAGTAGCCGAGAGATTGCTGGATAATAATTTCCGTGATGAATCATCTTTCTCTGGATTAACAGAAAAATTTAAAAAATTCGTAGTTAAATCTTGACAAATATCCCCCTTGGTTTATAACCGCTCCAACAGCTTGTAGGGAGTAATAAAAATGAAATGTATTGACTACACGGTCCGCGTTGATGGACATATCATAACAACAATCCATAATCTTCCAATAATTATGACGGCAGCAAAACGTGATCAGATCCGGCGTGATATTGCTGTGACCTATAGTATTCCGAAACATTATATACGTTTATTTCCGATGACTTTTGCATCAAATGGTGTGAGATGATGGATCTGTCTTTGCCAGAAATAAAAATGATGCGGTTGATCAATCTCTGTGCAACGCCTAAAAAAACAATGTATTTAAGACAAAATTCTGTTTTGTCTTTTACAAATCTTCCGCCCAATGAAGTCAGAGAGATACTTAAATCACTTGCTAAGAAAAGATATATCAAAGTGAGTTATTCCCTTTATAAAGTTCATATTTTAAAAACATTGTATCAAGAAGGGTTAGCAAAATAATGCACTATTTGAGGCTGCTCCACCAAAGCAAAAGCAGAACAGATGACTGCTGAAATTTTAAGATGGGGGCAAAATGCGTCTAAGTTCGGCACATTGAAAGATTATATAATAGATTGCTACCCGTTTTATGCGGGCATAGGGCTATTTACATGGCAAGATATTTATAACTATGAGAGGACAAAATGACACAAACAGCACTTGAGGCGTTGGGCAGATTAAAACATTCTGCTGAAATTGCCGCATCAAGGACAGAAGTAGACGTATGGTTTATTCATACAACGAGAGACGTAGATATAATACGCCGCGCCCTGAAACGTGTGGAGGCGTTGGATAAAGATTTGGCTAATGGATGGGTTTTGGTTCAAAGACGCGATGATATAAGGTTGACTATATCAGAAGGATTGAGAAACATCATTTTAACAGAAAGTCTGTATAACAAGATTATAGATAAAATGATTGCCGCCGCGCCGGAAAGCAACGTGTCAAAATTGGGGGATGAGTGATGATTATACCAATAATCATAGATGATGAGGCTCAAACGGTAACTATTTCAATGGAGGGTTACAAAGCTTTGATTGTTTCTTCTAACCATACAACCGAAGAAATAGCGGGTATAACCGATATTAGAAAGCTACGTTATATATACGAGAAAGCTAAATATGACCACAAGCAGGCAGGAAAAATGGAGAATGTTTCGTTATTTAATGAGACACAGGTAATAGCTTCAAAGGTGGTTCATCAAATGGAAAGGATTATTAACGAATTTTCGTTGCACCACGGGAAAACAACCCCAACAAGAGGACAGACAACATGACTGATGAAATGCCGGATACTGTTTGGATAAGCACATACGAAACTGCTGGAAAATGTATATTAAGGAAATATTGGTCCGGTGGGTGGCCTTGCGTCTTCAAACAAAAACGCGATAGATCAACCAAATACACCCGCCATAATGAATACAAGTCTTGTGCTATATGCAAAGATCCAGAAACAGTAGTCATGAATTTAGAAACCGCTAAAAGGCTACTGAACAGGACACAGAACAATCCGAGCGTTGATATAGAGAAACTTAAAAACAGTTTCTATAAACTTGGTTTAAGCCATTATGCAAGAGCATGTTGGAACGATTGCATAGACCACCTACACCAACAAGGCCGCATAAATAGTTTGGGATAAAAAGCAGCCTGGCTTGGGTTATATGTCGTACCGCAGACAGTGTGAGTTTATTTTATTCATAAAGGGTGGTTCTTTTAAAAAGGGGGATAGAAGCGACTTTGATTTATGGTCAATATCAAGGGATAACAGTAAGGATTATGTACATGGAACACAAAAACCCGTTGCAGTGCCACAGCGAGCTTTAGAAAATTCCAGCAAAAAAGATGATACTGTTCTCGATCTATTCGGCGGCTCCGGCTCAACACTCATAGCCTGTGAAAAAACAAAGCGTCAATGTTATATGATGGAGCTGGATCCGCACTACATTGACGTGATAATCCAGAGATGGCAGAATTTCACGGGCAAATCTGCTACACTGGAATCTACAGGAGAGGAATATGGCAGCCAAGAAAACGGCCAAAAAGAAGAAAAAAGACGGGCGGGGTAGACCCACTGTTATGACTCCTGACATTGTGTCAAAATTAGAGACCGGATTTTCCAACGACCTGACAGACCTAGAAGCCTGCCTGTACGCGGGAATCTCACGATCTACATTGGTACGATATGAGGAACAGAATCCTGAATTTAGACACAGAAAAGAGCTGTTAAAAGGAGCCCTTGCCGTAAAGGCTAAAAATACAGTAGCCAAAAAAATAAATAGTGGAGATTTTAATGCTGCGAAATGGTGGTTAGAGACACGCAGAAAGAACGAATTTAATCGTATGGTTAGCCTTGATCACACAAATGATGGCGGGCCTTTTATTCTCAATCTAGATGTAACAGACAGCCAATTAGTACCTTCGTCAAAGAAATGACATTTATCAAAACAGAGAAGCAAGACGTTGCCACAAAGCTACATGCTAATCATACTCATGTGATGTTATGGGGTGGGGCAAGATCTGGTAAGACAGCAATATGTTTGAGAAATATAATTATACGTGCCATTGCATTAAAATCCAGACATTTGGTAGGACGTTACAGATTTCAGCACGTAAAACAATCAGTTGTATTTGATACATTACCGAAAGTTATGGAACTGGCTTTTCCAAAGCTTGAGTATAATCTAAATAAATC